CATTCACTGTTGAGTTTTGGGTTAGGTTTAATAGTGTGGCCGCTGATCAAGCGGTGCTTAACGTAACAGGAACAACAAACGTATTGACCTTTTATGTACTTTCAACAGGATCGCTGAATTATTACCTGAGTTCAAACGGATCAAGCTATGACATTGCTTCCGGTGTGTCGGTGGGAAGCATATCGACTGGTCAGTGGTACAGGGTTGCTTTAGTGCGCAGCGGGAATACGTTTACCCCTTACTTAAACACAACAGCAGGGACAACTTCAACGTCATCATCAGCACTAGCTACGCCAAGTTCTGGAACATTTTTGCATTTAGGAATGTCAGTCGCAGGCACATCCAACTTTAACGGTTATATAGATGATGTGCGTGTGACCAGAGGTGTCGCCAGAGACATGACAGTGCTTCCAACAGCACCCTTCCCAGTCCAGTGAGGTAAAACATGCTCTACAGTAAAAACGGATCAATACCCAAGCCTGAGACTGACGGCACAGAGGGTTGGGTACAAGTGCCTGATGCACCGGACCGCCCTGAAGGTATGGAAGTTATCTGGTGGTCTCATGAATGGGTTGTACGGCCACCAAAGCCAGCAGACAGGGCAGGTTACCAGTGGAACTGGAACCACTCGGATAAGACATGGGTTGAGGGTAAATATGCAACAACGGTGGATGAGGTTGTAACTGTTGAAATCATTGCCGCTGATTCGATAGGCGGCGATTCGCTTGGAGCGTAAACCGTGGAACCAAACGCTAAAGACGTGGAGGCTAAATTGTCAACGCATGAAGCAGTCTGCGCTGAACGTTACGCGGGCATCAACGCCCGCTTAAAGCGTTTGGAGCAAATCCTTATCGCAAGCGCAGGAGCCATTATCCTGCTGCTGATCAATACGACGTTTAAGTTGCACTGATATGTTTGACCTGTTATCCGGTGGGCTTCTTGGCTCGATCTTTGGCGGCCTATTCAGGCTTGCGCCAGAGATCTTAAAGTTCATGGATAAAAAGAACGAACGGCAGCACGAACTGAATATGTTTCAACTCCAAACCGATTTGGAGAAGATGCGCGGTCAGTTCAAGATGGAAGAGAAGTACGTTGACCATTCCATTGCGCAACTTGATACGATCAAGGCCGCATTTGAAGAGCAAGCCGAAACCGCCAAATCCGCTGGTTGGTTCGTGGCGGCCATATCCGCGCTAGTGCGTCCCGGTATCACCTGGTCGCTCTTCTTTATGTACGCAGCCGTGAAGGTTGCCGCCATCTATCTAGCGTTTGAATCGCAAGCGAGTTGGCAGGACGTGTTAAACCAATCATGGGACTCGGATGACTTTGGCCTTTTCACGATGTGCGTGTCATTCTGGTTTGTTGGCCGATCCATTGAGAAGTACCAGAAACAATGAAAGAGGCAATCAAGATCGCCAAAGACTTACTGGTGGTTCCGTTTGAGGGCTGCGCTAAGGTATTGCCAAACGGTATGGTTGCCGCGTATCCCGATCCCGGTTCCAATGGCGATCCTTACACGATAGGGTTCGGGACAACAGGCCCAGACGTAACGCCAACAACTGTTTGGTCGATGGCGGAATGCGAGAAACGCTTAGAGGCTCACCTAATTCACTTTGCCACAGGACTCATCAAACTATCACCGAGGCTTGTTTCCGCCGCGCCACGCCGATTCGCAGCTGTCCTGTCGTGGGCATACAATTGCGGGTTAGGGAACTATCGGATCTCAACGTTTAAGCGACGCATCGACGCAGGCGATTGGGCAGGTGCGCGCGAGGAGTGCGTGAAGTGGAACAAGGCACGCGGACGTGTGATGCGTGGTTTAACGCGTAGGCGTGAAGCTGAAGCACTTATGATGAGATAAACATGCTTGCACCGCTAAAAATACCACCAGGCGTATACCGGAACGGCACCAATTACCAGGCCGCTGGTCGGTATTGGGACGCCAATCTGGTTAGGTGGTACGAGGGAACCATGCGCCCGATTGGTGGATGGCAACGCGCTACCACTGACACGCTATCAGGTTCAGCGCGTGGCATGTTTTCATGGCGTGACAACGATTACGATAAGTGGCTTGCAATTGGCACGCATAGCAAACTTTATGTTTGGAATGGCGGCAACTTTTTCGATATAACGCCATCCAGTTATACCGTAGGGCGATCTTCATCATTTGCGGGTTACGGTTATGGCGCAGGTAGTTACGGCGCGTCAACTTGGGGAACTAAACGATCTGTTGGTGCTGAACTTGATGCTACAACCTGGTCGCTCGATAACTGGGGCGAAAACCTTGTAGCGTGTGCCAACTCAGATGGAAAACTTTACGAGTGGGCGCTTAACACAGGGTCAGATGCCGCCGCCATCACAAACGCGCCAACCGACAACACGGCACTAATCGTCACACCAGAGCGTTATTTGTTTGCTTTGGGCGCTGGCGGGAACCCGCGTTTAGTGCAATGGTCAGATCAAGAGGACAACACGGTATGGACGCCATCAGGAACGAATACCGCGGGATCGTTAGAGTTACAGACTAACGGTCGCATCTTGGCGGCAAAGCGCGTTCGTGGACAGATCTTGATCCTTACCGAAACCGATGCCCATGTCATGAATTATCTTGGGCCGCCATTGGTTTATGGTCAGGAAAAAGTAGGTTCGTTTTGCGGCATGGTAGGCCCGCAAGCGTGTGCCGTCATTGAAGGTGGAGCGGTTTGGATGTCAGCCAAATCGTTTTTCTTGTTTAACGGGCAGATTCAACCTTTGCCATGCTCGGTTGGCGATTATGTGTTTACGGACATTAACCTTGATCAAACCGCCAAAGTGTATGCGGGGCAAAACTCGGCTTTCGGCGAAGTGTGGTGGTTTTACCCTTCAGCGTCATCAGACGAGGTTGATCGGTACGTCATTTGGAATTACCGCGAAAATCATTGGTCAATTGGCGCATTAACGCGCACATGCTGGACGGACGCAGGTGTTTTCCAATACCCATTGGCGGTTGGCACGGATGGCTATCTTTACGAACATGAATCAGGATGGACAGATAACGGATCACCGTTAACGTCCACGCGTTACGCGGAATCAGGCCCGGTTGAACTGTCAACGGGTGATCGCTTTATGGCAGTGCGGCAAATATTGCCGGATGAAAAGTCACAAGGTCAAGTGAAGTTGACGTTTTACACAAAACCAACGCCAGAATCATCAAGCACAACTTATGGCCCATACACCATGCAACCGTACACGAATGCACGGTTCACGGGACGCCAAGTAGCAATGCGCGTGGTTGGTAATGCTGATGCTGATTGGCGTGTTGGCACGATCCGTTTGGACGCTGTACCAGGCAGCGGGCGATGAAGTTACCTGCACCGCTTCCGCAATATTCGTCAACGCTTGAGCGTGAACGCAACCGTGCTTTGGAAAGTGCTGATGCGTTGAACTTAAAGAAGTTGCAGGACGTTGAGTTTGTGGAGGGTATGCGGTTGATCCTTCGCTCGCCAAACGGAACGCGGTATAGCATCACGGTTGATAATTCTGGCGTCATCAGTGCAACGTCGATTTAGAGGCAGACATGGCAACGAAACAAGACATTCAGGCTTTGTACCAGCAAGCACTCAACAGAACGCCGCGTGACGATGAGGTTAATTGGTGGCTTATGTCCGCCAACAACGAAAAGTGGACGCCAGCACAGTTGCGTAGTGCGTTTTTGCGTGACGCGATACCTGAGCTTTACACGTCAGTCTTGGGACGCGCACCGCAACCCAATGAAACCGCATACTGGGATTGGGCGCAAAACGAGTTAGCAAGTCCAGAAAAACTGCGCACCGAGTTTTTACGTTCAGCGCAATCAGAGATTGACATTAACGCAGCGCGTCAAGCGGGCGCTAAACGCACAACGCAAGGCATTACCCAGACAGGTTTGGCGGAAAGGACGTATACGCCATATGCTGGTGATTACACGCGTTACGGTTTCGGGCCTGAAGGTTTACTGTTCACCAACACGGGCAAAGTAACGCCCTACACATTGCCATCCGGTGAGAAGTGGAGAACGTCAGCGGCGGAGCAGCAACCATCAGGTCAAAGTGATCAAGCCGCCGCGCAAGCCGCAAAAGATGCAGCAGCAGCAGCGCAAGCCGCGCAAAACGTTCAGCAGTCAGTTAATCAGGGTGCAATAAACCAACAATTGCAAACTACTGGCGGAACAAGCACATCAACACCTGCTGGCGGCAACACGGGTTTGCTCGAAATGGGCAAGGATAATTTCATTGATGATCGCTCCACTTTACTGCCTGGTGGATCAGTAACGGACAGCCTTTTGAATGTTCCGACGCAACCCGTTATTCAGCAACCTGTTATTCAGCAACCCGTTGTCAATCCTTACGATCAACAAGTGACAGCCTGGTACCAAGGTTTGCTTGGACGTGCACCAACGCAAGCCGATCTGAGTTACTGGGGCGGTGAACTCGCCAAAGGCGTTGATGCTGGCGCGATTCAGGAATCTATTGGCACATCACCCGAAGCGTTGCTAAACCGCACTTATCGCACGTCACTTGGAAGGATGCCAACGCAAGCCGATTACGGTTATTGGCTTGGCGAGTATAACAAAGGCGTCCCGCTGTCAGATATTCGCCAATCAATTAGCGCATCACCCGAAGCGCAGCTATTTTCAAGCTACAACCAGGCCGCGCAGAATATGACTTTGCAGCCATATAACTACTATCTTGGGCAACTTGGTAGTGGAACGCCGCTGCAAGGTCTTTTATCCAGTTTCACGCCACAAGCCGCAAACAATGGATTGCTTTCCCTTCAATGACAAAGTTTGACCTTCAGCACTGGGAGCGATGCAAGCCTTACCTTGAGGCGGCATTGCTTCACGCTGGACAAACGCATACCATTGAAGATATTGCAAAGGCCGTGACAAACAAGCAAATGCAATTTTGGCCCGGTTCGCAATCCGCTGTTATCACTGAGGTTCAAGTCTACCCGCAAAGCAAGGCATGTCACTACTTCCTTGCTGGCGGAAACATCGAAGAACTCGCCGCAATGCGTCCCGTTATCGAGAAGTGGGCGCTATCCATAGGATGTAATCGCGTCACGCTAGCGGGTCGGCGCGGATGGATCAAATCGTTTCTGGCGGACGAAGGTTATCAAGAAAAGTGGACTGTCATGTCCAAGGAGTTATCACCATGAGTAAAGGCGGCGGTGCAAGCGGGACTACTACCACAAGGATCGA